AAGCCCACGATTACGACAAAGACGCCAACGACTCCAACAACTAAAACAACGTCGCCAACGTCTGTAGTCAAACCTGTTGTTACAAAGCCAACTACAAAAACAAACTCCACCACCAACAAAATAGTAAACGCGCTTACGGGCGCGGCGCTTGGTGTTGGCACAAAGTTAATCATTGACAAGATTACGGGCAAGCCTGTTGTTGCGCCAAAGTCTGGTGGAACAGCGCCTAATGCGGCAGGCTCAAAAACTCCTCCTGCGGGCGGTTCAAAAACCCCTCCTGCTGGTGGTTCAAAAACTCCACCCGCTGGTGGCACAAAAGCCCCGCCTGCTGGTGGCACGAGGACGCCTCCTGCTGGCGGCGGTAGCCCCATCACTTCAGATATTGCGTACAAAGGCACGCCTGCTGATGAGTCACTAGGTCTGCCTGCTGGCGCTATTGACAACGGAGATGGGACTTACACCACCGTCTTCGACGATGGCTCCTCTATGACGTTCAGCATGGAAAACAACGCTGTTTTGTACTCCACTGATACTGACGGAAAAATTGATGTTTTTGAAGGTTCAACTGATACCGCTGGCGGTGATGGAAATCAAAACGCTAACACTTCTACTAGCGGTACTCGCGGTATAGGCGGAACAAATGTTGCTGGAGGCGATGGCGAAAATACCGTTGTTGCTGGCAACGGTACAGATGCAGAATATTTTTTAGACGATGACGGTAATTACTACACCATGACGGATGGTGGTTCGTATGAGTTGGCGTACTATGCTGACGGCTCTCCTGTAGAGGTTGCAGGCGTTGACAATGAACTTTTTGGTGGCGGGGACACTGAGGTTGCTGAAAACACAGACACCGAATATTTTGAAGACAGTCTTGGTAACGTCTACGCTCAAAATGAAGACGGAACTTATGAGTTGTACGCCAACGCTGACGGCTCTGAAGTAGAAGACTCTACATATTACGACGACACACTTCTTGCTGACAATGAATACACAGACGACACCGATTACTCAGGTTACGACGACTACTTGTACGCTGGCAATGACGACTACACAGATTACGAGTATGACTATGGCGGTGACTATTACGGCAAACGCGGGGGCTTGATTGCTATGATGAAAAAAGGTGGAGTTCCAAAATTTGCAGACGGCGACGCTGTGTATTCCGACACCGAAGAAGAAGTTCAAGATTGGCAAAACGTAGATTACAACTACGGTGAAGATGACGACCCAGTTTTGACTGGTAGCAACTCTTTGTATTCTCAAAGCGGCCCATATGGCGCTGATTATTTAAAGCGTTCGACTCCAACTGTTTTGGCTTCTGCTTTAGGTGAAGACGAGGAAGTGGTCAATACAACTTTTGAAGACACGGGGTTTTCGCCAGTGGCGGGTGTTCAATACTTTGATGACGGCTCTTACATCCAAACCTTTGACGACGGTAGCACTATAACTGTTGACTCAGATGGCAACGTCTTTGATACAACAGAGGCTTACGAGACCACGCGGGATGATGCGGGTAACTTTATTGTGACTGATGGTTATGGGAACATGACTGTTTATGACCCAAGTGGAAACATAATTCCATTGGGTGGTGGTCGCGTAAATGCCGCTCCAATTGTCAACGTGGGCAGTGGAACAAAAACTCCACCTCCTAGAACCCCGCGTGACCCTGCTGACCCACCAGCGCAAACAGGTATAAGCGACGACCTTTTAAAAAGCATTACTGGAGCGCTCGGAACAACAGCAGGAGCCGCAGGTGCTGGGGCGCTGGTTGCCACCTTGCTTGGTAGTGACTTTATGGGCGGCGGCACTGGTGCGCAGAACCAAGGCTTGGATATGTCGCAGGTTGGCCTTATCAACCCACGCACTACAGACTTTGGAATTGGCCCAACAAACTTTGTGGGCTACGACCAGTACGGCACAGATGCAAACGACTACACGCCAAACGAGGAGTTGTTGCGGAACCTAAACGCCCCGGGGTACAACCCCGTGCGTGAGGGCGACTACGGCTACGAAGAAGTTGCCGCCAACGAGTCTGAGGATGCGGCGTTGCCTGCAATGGCTTCTGGTGGCTTGTCTTCTATGTCTACCCCCGTCTCCTCGTACTACACGTTTGGTCAACCTGCTGACATCTTGGCAAACTTGGGAATGCGCCCACAGCCCCCAATGAACCCGCCTGAAATGATGCCGCAAGTTGGTCAGCAAAAGCCCCCTATGCAGGCGCAACAACAAGGCTTGCCACAGCAGATGCCTCCGCAAATGGCACAGCAGATGCCGCAGGGTATGCCACAGCAGGGCATGATGCCTCAACAGCAGGGTATGCCTCCCCCTATGCGCAGGGGTGGTTTGCCTCACGCATCCAACGTGCCAATCACTCAGGGTCGCATGGACTTCCGCAAGGGCGCGGCTGTGCATGGTGCAGGTGATGGACAGTCTGATGACATCCCAGCTATGCTGGCGGATGGTGAATATGTAATTGACGCTGAGACCGTGGCCCAGATTGGCAACGGCTCAACTAAGGCTGGCGCTCAGGCTTTGGATAAGTTTCGTGAAGGCATCCGCGCCCACAAGCGCTCTGCCCCCATCAACAAGATTCCACCTAAAACCAAGGCGTTGACCTCGTACCTTAAAGGAGCAAAATAATGGCAGGCTTATTTCAGGGTGACCCACTACCCGCGATTACTAAGACGACGGAAGCCCAACAGGCGGCTCCAGAGTTTTACACGAACTACCTGCAAGACATTGCCAACTTAGGTCAGAACGCTGTCCAACAGGGCGGTATTGCTGGGTTCAGTCCTTTGCAACAGCAAGCCTTCCAGATGGCTCCAGACGTCGCGTTTGCTGGCGCTGGGTCTATGGGCGCATCTTCGCAGTTGCTAGGCGAGGCAGGCGCTACAACCGTTCCTGACGTCATTGCTGACTACATGAACCCTTATCAGTCCGCCGTGGTTGATGAGATGGGCCGCTTACAACAGCGAAGCATTCAAGAAAACATCCTGCCAAACCTTGGCGCGGCGGCAGTTGGCTCTGGTCAGTTTGGCTCACGTCGTCAGTCTCAAGTCACTGGAAACGCTTTGCGTGACCTTCAGTCTGATTTGCTGGGCAAGCAAATGCAGGCGCTTCAGACTGGTTACACGACCGCAGGAACGCAGGCTCAGAACGACTTGACTCGTGCCTTGCAGGCTGGGCAAGCCTTCGAGAACTTGGGCCAAGCCCAGCAGGGTATGGGTCTGGCTGGTCTAAAGACGATGTCCGACTACGGCGCTCAACAGCAGGCTCAAGGCCAAAAGTTGCTTGACTACCCAATGGCTCAGACTCAGCAGTTTGCCAAGTTGCTCCAAGGCTATCAAATGCCTATGGGTACGACCACGCAGTCAACTGGCTCCGAGGGCTACTCCAACAGCCCACTCTCTCAGATTGCTGGCTTGGGTTCATTGGTTGCCGCGCTTTATGGCGTTCCCCAGTCAGCCGTCAAAAATGCCGAGGGCGGCGTCATAAAGAAGGCTCATGGCGGAGGTGTTCGCCTTGCCGATGGCGGGATGGCTCCTTCTGGCGCAGAATATCACGATGGCAAGGGTAATTTTTACGATGCCGATGGCTACTTAGTGGAGTAAACAATGGCAATCCCAACACAGCAAGGCGGACTGAATCAAGTCTCTAAGCAACCAGCCCCGCCCGCACAGGCTGGGAACAAGTTTGATGCAGGCGCGGCGCAGGCCGAGAACCTTGAAACAATTAACCAATCAAAACCGACTGGCTTAAAAGAAACAATTGTTGATGACCTTGGTGACCAACGTGAGGCAATGAATGCCGCGTTGTTGCGTATGCGTGAGAGTTTGGATGTGCGTAAAAACAGGCTATTTGACCCTGTCTTGATGCAGACCGCCGCAGGCTTCTTAAAACCCACCAAGACAGGTTCTTTTGGCGAGTCCTTGGGGTATGCCGCAGAAGGTGCTGGAGCCGCCGCAGAGCGCGAATCCGTTTTTCAAAGAGAGAACCAAAAGTTGGAGATGGAACTGCTTGGAAAAGAGCAAGAGTTGCGTCAGCAGTTGGGTGGAGACCAGCTAATCAGCGTCCTAATGGGTGGGCCAAAAACTTCTAGCGCACCTGCACCTGCTGGCGGTGCAACGACTACGCCTGATGGACAGCTAAGAGTTGCTGGCACTGCGTCTCCTGTTGATGTTGCTACCCTAAGAACACCAGACCAAGTGTTGGGCGCGGCTCGTCAGGGTCGCATCCCAATTACTGATGAAGTGCTGTTGCTGGCAAGTCGCGTTGCGCCAAAGATGCTTGCAACCCTTACCGAGATTCGCAAAGCCCAAGAGGGCGAAGAGAAGAACCGCATTGAGCGCGAGAAGCTAGGCCAAGATAAACGCAAGGTCGTTCCTCGCGGTCTTCGCACTGAGCGCGAAATGAACGTGGCTGAGTATGCAAAATACAAAGCCGCTCTTGACCAATATTTTGCTGATGGCGACGAGCAAAAGTTGCTTGCTTTCTATGACAAAAATGGCTACCTTGAGGCAGAGCAACTTCGTGGTCGCAAACCTGTTGCAACTGGAGAAGCCCCTGCACCAATCAGCCAAGCCTATTCAGCATCTGAAGCCGAGGCCAGAAAAGAAGCATTGACCACCGTGGAGAAAGAGCGGGCTAAAGGCTCTGAGGAACTTGCAACAAAACTTCGCTTGCAAGCTGAGGCGGCATTTGCAAACACGAACACCGCTGATGACATGATTGGTTACGCAAAGAACAATCCAAAAATCTTGCAAGCGATGAACAGGCCCGGCGTCTTTGGCGCGATTGTTCGTGCGTCTGAGCAAGGTATCAAGGTTGGTGACTTCAGCGTTAGCCTTCCAGCTAAAACTCTTGCTGAGGCAAACCTTGACGAAAACGATTTGGCGGCATTGCAAATTTTTGCTCAGAAATATGCCGAGTTGCAATCGCGTGGTCGTCAGTTGAACAGGACACCGGGCGAGGGGGCCATCTCCGACTACGAGACCAAACTGCTTGGAAGCATCTACGCCCTTCCATCAGACAGTCAACGTGCTGTAATTCTTAAATCTGAAGCGCTCAAATTGCAAAGTATGTTTGACGAAGACCGCTTTGCTTTGTGGAAAGAAAAGAGAAAGCAGACTGGCTACACCTACGACGACTTCACCACGGACAAAGATTACAAAGCGCTCAAAACAGAGTACAAGAAAACTCTTGACCGCGTGCGTGAAGAGAACTTGGACTTGCTTACGCCAAAGAAAAAAGCGCCAGCGGCAAACGCCCCTGCAACTTCACCAGCGCCTGCGGCCCCTCCACGGCCCGCCCCTGTTCCAGTTCCTGCGGCTCCACCTAAGCCTGCAACGGCTCCCAGCGCTCCACCTAAGCCAGTGACGCCTACTCCAATTCCTACGGATGAGGCTCCAAAGAACGAAACGTATTCTCAACGCTTAGAGCGTTTGAGAAAAGAGCGTGAAGCAAAAGGAAAAACAAATGGATGACGCAAAACTGATGAAGTTGTCTCCAGCCCAATTTAGCGTGGTGGAGAAGATTGCTAAGGAGGCGGAGCGCCAAGGCGTTAATCCTGCTTTGGCAATTGCTATTGCAGAAGCCGAAACTGGTGGGTCGTTTACTCACGTTCGCGGAGACAAAGTTCTGACCTCCCCTGCTGGGGCAAAAGGTGTCATGCAAATCATGCCTGATACCGCTCGTCTTTACAACAAAAAATACGGGATTGAAATAAATCCTGATGATGAGGACAGCAACATTATGGGTGGGGTTACCATCCTAAAAGATTTGTTGACCACATACAAAAGCCCACGCAATGCGGTGGCGCTGTACAACGCCAGTCCAAGAGCGGTGGCAACTTTTATGAAGTTGTATGAGGCAGACCCAGACAAAGCCATTATGTCTTTGCCTCAAGAGACTCACAACTATTCTTTGCGAGTGTCTAAGAATTTTAATCTTGATGACGACAAAGAAACTGGTCTTATTGGCTCTCAAGCAGAACCAGCAAAAGAACCAAGCCGCTATGAAGCCTACGAGTCTGAGGCAACTAAACTAAGAAAAGAGCAAGAAGCCAGAGACGAAGAGGCAAGGCTAAACCCTCCACCTCCAAAACCAAAAACGCTTCTTGATAGCGCAATTGAGTCTGCCAACAAAATTGACCCTGAAAATGCGGCAATGCTTGGCGCTGGTGTAAACGCTATATTGCCTGCATTCACCGACCCAAAAGTTTCTCCAAAGGTGGACACAGGTAAGGCGCGAGAGGCAAATTTATCTGCTCAAGATAAACTAGAGTTGGCTCGTCGTAACTTAGAGCAAGCCGTACCGCAAGGCGCGGACAATCTTGAAGAAACGTACCGTCAAAGTCAAGCCGAACTTGAACGCCTTAAAAACGAACAGCGTCTGGCTCAAGAGCGTTTAAAGGGAATTCCTAAAGCCCCTTCAGTAATTGAAACGCCTGCACCATCGTCGCCATTCCCGCAAGTAACTCGCGAAGGCAGGGCAAGTGGCCCGAAGGTCGAAGGCGACTCAGGCACAAGAAATTGGATGATTCAAGAGGCTGGTCAAAAGCATCAGTTGCCTGAAGCTATTCTTGATTTGGCTACCGACAAAACAAAAGAAAGCCCAACAGGCGGCAAGCGTTTAATAAACGAAGACCTTGCAAACCTGCAAAAAATCAAACAGCTTGGCGCTGGAGATTTTGGCTTGACCGTCCTGCCAAGCGGTGTGCAACTTCAATTGCCACCCACTACCGTGGCGGAACGTCAAGCAGATATAGACAAGCAGAACCAAGCAAATCAAGCGGAAGTTGAGCAAAGAGCCGAGCAAACTCGTATTCAACAAGAAACACAAACCAGACTTTTGGAACAGCAACGAGCGTTATACGAGTATGAAATGGAGCGCCTGCGCCAACAGCGTGCGCAAGCTGGTCAACGACACAATGTAATTGCTGGGCAGACTAAAGCGGTGGCCCCCCTTCAAAGAGCGCTTACCAAGGCAGAGACAGATGCCGAATTGGCCCGTCGCAAGCTGGCGCGTGCGCAAGAACAACCAAACGCCGCAGGGCGCTTGCTTGAGCGGGCGGGTGTAGCCACCACTGGCCCCGCAAAAGTTGGCGCATTACCAAGAGCATTTGCTGGCGCTGGGGCTGGCTACCTTGGCGTGATGAGTTACCAAGAGGCTTTGGAGCGCTTTAATGCTGGAGACACCAGCGAAGGCGTTTTAAAGGCTTTGCAGGCTGGTTCTGCGGCGGCGGCTATGCTACCCCCAGCAGGCAAGACAATGACCAAGGCAAGGGGCGCTGGTGCGCTTGGTATGGCTGGCACATATGGATATGAAGGGGTCAGACGACTTTTGAAAGACCGTCCGCCCGAATAATAATTTTAAGGAGCAGTTGCCGCTCTCCTTCTTTGCCCCCCTTAATTGGGGGGCTTTTTTTATGCTGGCCTTTGGTTGTCCAAAGCCTCGCCGACTGCGCGATTCATTTCTTTAACAATCTCAACGCAACGAGCGTGTTCTTTTCTTGCGTATTCCACCGCCACATATTGCTCAATGTTGTGAGCAAACTGCATGATGTCCACCTCGTCCGCAATGAGTGGGTCTTTGCGGGGTCGGTCGCTTTGGAAGAAGATTTGTTTGATGGTTTCTTCGCTTAACATTTTTCAATCCTTATTTGTGAGAGTTTTTGATTTGCCAAAATTGTAGAAGGTTCACGAACATCTCCCAGCCACGGTCAAGGTCTTCAGCGCTCCACTCGCGCACCACGACAAGGTCAGGGACGCTACGAGAGACAAAGACGTTGGCACAGCGTGCCTTGGGGATGCCTAGACCAACTCGATAAGCTGAGAGTTGCATGAGATGCTCGTCGTAGCCATCGACCTTTGCGGGGTCAGAAAACTCTTTGGTTTTGATGTCAGCGACGATGCCTTCTCCGTCCCCAGAAAATAAATCGCACTTACCGCCAAAACCGAGTTCATGTGCGAATGAGCGCTCGGAAATCCAGATTTGGTCTCCGAAGTGTTCTTTGATTGCACGGGTGCAGGCGTCAACACTCTCTTGGTGTTTTCCTGTTGGTCTATCTTCATAAAAGCCTTGAATGGATGCATGGATGTCAGTTCCCGCATCCGCCGCAGACCGACCCTGTTCTTTGGAATCGTTAATGATTCGGTCAATGTATTCCTTTTCAGTTTCGTCTGGGCGGCGGGGAAGGGTAAGCGCGGCAAGCAACACCTGTTGCTGGAGCCAAGCTGTCAGCGCGGGTTTTGCCGCAACGCTCAATATTGTAGTGACACTTGGAACCAAGTTCATGGTTCTTGCATCACGCAGGGTGGTAGCACGCTGTCCGCCCTTCTTGGCCTCCACGGTGTACTGTGGCACGCCATCGCGGGTGTACCAATGATTTGATTCGCTGGCGCGAACTGCTGGTGTGGTTATGGTCATATCTTTCCTATTGAAATTCTTGGGCGTCTGCCCAGTTGTACCAGCGCGTGACAAACTTCTTGAGGTCATCAAAAGACTTGCCACGCACCCTGAAACGACCGTCTGAACATAATTGCTCAAACTTCTCGACCACCGTTTCACCGTCCGTGTTGCCTTGGATGATGACTACGGTGAACTGGGGTTGCCTTGCCAGATTGCGCAGTAGCAACCCCTGCCCTTGGCTGATGCTTTCACCTTCCCGCTTCCATTCACCAACAAAGAATTTGCACTTACGTTCAAACACCATGTCAATGTCGCAGGGCGTCGCCTTGGGATTGGTCTCAATCAGTCCTTTGAACTGAAAGAAATCAATGTGCGCCGCTTTTTGGTTACGCATGAGCCTCATGGTCAGAAGGGGATGTCATCATCCATGTCGTCAAAGCCGCTGGAAGGGGCTTTAGAGGGCGCTGGAGCGCTTGTTCCGCCTCGTGCCTGCCACTCTGGCGACTTTTGGATTTTCTCCTTCAGGCCGTTGCTAAAGCTGTCAAACAGCGTCATGTCAGGCTCGTCGATAGAGAACAACTTCAACTCGTTGTGGCCTTGCGGGATTCCAGCCTTTTTGATGGCTGGCGGCACAGACATGATGGCGGCAATGTTGGTGTACTCCTTGCCGTTGTTGCCCATAGCCTTGATGACCGAAATCATCGCCCACGCGCCTAGCACGTTCTTGAGTTCAAAGCCACGCAACTCGTCTGCGGTGAACTCGCGTCCACGCCACGTTTGCAGGTCTTTGCGCAGGGTAGCCATCTCCGCCAGCGAGAGCGTAAAGTTCTTGCTGATTGACATTGGTTCGCCTTTGCCTGTGACGATAGAATCGCCGTTCTCGTCTTCGCCATGCACCTCAAATTGCAACATCACTTTGGGCAATTTCTTGACCGTTCCAAGGTAAGTTGATTCTTGAGTTCCCAAGTCAATGACTCGGTAGCACCGTGCAAGGTGCATTCCTTGCGGGACAGGGGTAAATTCACCACCGCCGCCGCCACTTTCTTTCGCTATTAAAGCCATCATTCGCTCCTAATTGATACAGTTTCTAAGGTCACAATTGGACGCTTGGACAGACCGCATTCACTGCGGATGATGTTCCAGTCGTCCTCGGTAGCAACGCCTGCCTTGGCCTTTTCCAAAGCCTCCTCAAGCATTTGCATTCTTTCCAACATGAGTTGGTGCATTTCGTCTTCGCTGTGCATACGTTCGCTTTCGAGTTAAACACGCACAAGTGTATCATGTTTAATTTGGTGTTGCACAACATTTTTTTTTGGTGTAACATCCGCTTAACCAAGAAAGGGATACGATGACACTTCAAGAATATTTTCAGGACAAACCAAGGGGGACGATGATTGCTTTAGCACGCAAGCTGGGCATCAGCAAGACATGGTTCTCTTTGATTGTGACTGGGCGACGACTACCTAGCCCAGAACTAGCCCGCGACATTGAGTTGCACACAGGTAGGAAAGTGAAGAGGGCTGAACTTCGGCCCGACATTTTTGGAAAGACAGCGAAATGATATGGTACAAATTCCACATCGGTGATTACCTCACACACACGGTTCATCTCAGTGATGCTGAGGACTTGGCGTACCGACGCCTGCTTGACCTTTACTACATGAGCGAGAAGGAAATCCCACTCGATACCGAATCGGTTGCGAGAAAGATACGTTTAGATTTGGACATAACCGAATCGGTTTTGAACGAATTTTTTGAACGTACCGAAACAGGGTATTTCAACAATCGTTGCCATGTCGAAGTTACGAAGTATCAACATCAAGTTGAAAATAATCGACAACTCGGAAAGCGAGGCGGCAGGCCGTCAAAAACCGAATCGGTAACCGAATCGAAAGCCAACCATAACCCTAAGAAGATACAGATACAGAATAAGAATATAAATACATCGTCGAAATTCGACGAGTTCTGGCAATGTTGGCCTGCGTCCAAACGCAAGGTCGCAAAGGCAGAGTGCCAGAAGAAGTGGGCGAAGGGTGGGCTGGACTCTGTGGCTGAGACCATCATCGCTCAGGTCAACAAACTGAAGGTCACCGAGCAGTGGACTGGCGGCTTTGAACCTGCACCTCTGACGTACATCAACCAACGTCGTTGGGAAGACGACGCAGGAACGCCAGCCGTGGGTCGGAGGGTCATATGACACCAGTGGAACGTATGCTGGGTATGCTGACCAAGGTCAAGGGTCGCAACGGTTCTTGGACTGCCTGCTGTCCTGCGCACAATGACAAGGGGCCATCGCTTGCTATTCGTGAGACTGAAGACGGTCGAGTGTTGATTCACTGTTTTGCAGGTTGCGAGACGTTGAACGTGGTGCAGGCGCTGGGTATGGACATGACTGACTTGTTTCCGCCAGACGATAAGCGCCGCGAATACCCAATTGAAGGCAAGAAGAGTTTAAAGCCCGCGTTTTACGCCAGCGACCTGATGCGAATCATTTCGTTTGAAGCATTGGTGGTTGCCATCTGCGCTTACGACATGAGTCAAGGTAAGAAGTTGAGCGAAGGCGATAGAGAGCGAATGAAATTATCACAACAGCGAATTGAAGAGGCGGTGAAATATGCAAATGTCTGACGTACACAAAAGAGCGCAAGAACTTGACGATGCTCGTCGTATTCGTATTGTCAAACCAGACGAGGTTGACTTTGAGAAATACCTCAAGGCCAATGACGTGGCCCAAAAGGTTAAGAACGCAGGCGAGTTTTTGGATGACATTGAAGCTGAGATTGCCAACCCAGTAGCGGATGTGTCTCAGACCATGCCTTGGACGAAGACCCATGCAGGTTTTCAGTTTCGCGCAGGTGAGGTGACTTTGTACGCTGGCGGCAATGGCGGCGGTAAGTCGATGGTGACGGGCCAGATTGCGATGGGCCTCATAAAGCAAAAGCAGAAGGTGATGATTGCTTCGTTTGAGATGAAACCTAAGCGCACGCTGTTTCGTATGCTCCGCCAGTTTGCTGGTGAGAACATTGACTTTCCGCGCTATACAGACAAAGCCAGATACCTATCTGCATTGATTTTGCGCATGAGAATTTTTGCTCATGCAAACCTGTGGTTGTATGACCAGCAAGGCACGGTGACTGCACAGCAAGTCATTGCGGTATCTCGTTACAGCGCCGTTGAGTTGGGTGTGCAACACATCTTTATTGACTCGCTGATGAAGTGCGTATCTGGCGAGGACGACTACAACGCTCAAAAAGCATTTGTTGATGAGTTGACATCGTTGGCCCGTGACCACAACGTCCACGTTCATTTGATTCACCACATCCGCAAATTGCAGAGCGAGGAAATCAAGCCCAACAAAAACGACATTAAAGGCTCAGGTTCTATCAGCGACCAAGTGGACAACGTCCTTATGGTGTGGCGTAACAAGAAAAAAGAACACGACGCACAGAACGGCGCGGTCGACCCAATGATTCCAGATGCTTACCTCATGTGCGAGAAGCAACGTAACGGCGAAGCTGAGGACTGGTACTCGCTTTGGTATCTCAAAGACAGTCAGCAGTTTGTTGAAAACCATGACTCAATTCCAATGTCTTTTGACAACGGGGGAAGGTTTTGAATTATGGGCAGGAGGGCGAAGGAGAGGATGAGCATCGTCACCGTTGTCTCGTTCGAGAAATTATCAAGATGCGTATTCAAAATCGCGATAGCGCATACCGCTGGTTCAATGGTTACGTTGACGAGCGTGGGAAGCGCCACAAGGGGTGGAACGAACTTCATCCCAAGTCCCGCCTTGAAGCTGATGTTAGAGACCAGTGGACAAAAGGTAACAGAGGTAACACAGGAGAATGGAAATGATTGAGATAACACTGCCTTGGCCCCCAACGGTCAACACCTATTGGCGCAACGTCAACGGTCGCACCGTCATCAGCGCAAAGGGGCGCGAGTACCGTAAGGCTGTTGCTGACCAAGTGTTGATTCAACGTGCCGCCAAGCACATCGACTACGCGGTGAAGGTTGAGATACAAGCCTTCCGCCCAGACCGTCGTCGTCGCGATTTGGATAACCTGCTGAAGGCGTTGCTTGACTCCATGACTCACGCTGGCGTGATGCAGGACGATGCTCTTATTGAAGACCTGCGCGTGTATTGGGCAGACGAGATTGGCGGTATGGTCAAAGTAACCATAGAGGGGGTTTTATGAAATGGTTTTTGTTGTTGGTCGTAGCATACTTTTTGTTTGCTGGAGACCCGCCATTGATTGACGACTTGCACGATTACGTCACGCAGTACACCAAACAAAAAGAAAAGAGTTGCACATGAAAACTGAACCAGACTTGATTGACATATTTGCAATGCTTGCATTGATTGGTCTTTTGCAAAAGCCATCCAAGGCATTAAAGTCAAAAATAGATATTGCCTACGAGGCTTACGAGCAGGCGCAGGCAATGGTCGATGTACGCGAAGACTTCGTGAACAAGAGGGGTGATTGATGGATGCATTTTTAAATGTGATGACTTGGTTTTTTTTGTTGTCTGGCGTTTTGTTTTGGATGTTTGTTATTTTTTTAACGTGGTATTACTGGCTGTGTCAGCCTATAAAAGGAGAGTAAATGTTTAACACATTTGGAGAGTTTTTTTGGGCCTTCATGTCGCTGTCTGGATTTATGTTTTGGATAAGCGTTGTGATTTTTGTTGGTATGGTAATCAAGCGCAATCGCGCAAAAAAGGGAAGGATTTTTTATGAGTGAAGAAAGAGACCCGCACAAGGCGGTGGATTACATTCTCAAGCACGCCGCGCTCTTTGCTAAGGCCAAGGCAGAGCGCACATACATAGAGGAATATCGCAAGTCATTGAAATCAATTTTGATGAAGCGAAGCATGGAGACCGCCATTGGAGCGCAAGAGCGCGAAGCATACGCGCACCCTGAGTATGTGCAGTTGCTTGATGGATTGAAAGAAGCTGTGCTAATTGAGGAGCGCCTCAAATGGGACATCACGGCGGCGACCTTGCGTGTCGAAATATGGCGAACAGAACAAGCAAATAACAGAGCAGAGGGAAGGGCAACAGTATGAAAAAGATTTTTATTGCAGTGTGTGCAGTGAGCGCATTGGTTGGGTGTTCATCAAACAAGGAACCGCACGTCACGGTGCAGAACCTCATCATGGACAGGAACATTCAACCTTTGAGTCGCGGTGAGCAGATTGACGCAATCAAGGACTGCCAAGAGGCGGGCCTACGCGCCCGCGTGATATATGGCAAGCGTTACGTTAACGGTTACAGCACAGAGACCGTTATCGACGTCCTTTGCTCCAACCGATATGCGTTTTAATTCTTTTCAATGGGGCGTCCTCCACGGTCTAAGCTGGGTAATGGTTTTGACCGATGGGTGGATAACCCACACGCATTATTTGGCAGTCGCTGGATTTGTTTTGATGATTTATTCAATGTGGAGGATGACCATGAAGAATGATGAAGATGATGAGTTTGACCGTGTCCTGCGAGAGCAGGGTTACAGGACTATCGGGGTTTATCACAAGCCGATGACTGACGCGGAGTTGGATAACGAGTTGCGCAACGGCGTGCTAGAAGAGGTGGCGCTTGAGTTTGAAAAGATGCGTAACGGTGGAGACACTGTTGCCTCGTTCGCAATATTTGTAAGGGGCATGAAGCGTGACTGACAAACCAAAGACCTGTCAGGTATGCCGCCTGCGACCAGCAGACAAGCAAGTGAGAACCAGTAGGGGCGCTCCGCAGTGGCGATGCCAAACGTGTCACGATTTAAAAAACAGGGCTGGTTTTACAAAGGGTAAGCAATGACTGAGAAACCTAAAATTATTTTTGCTGAGGGTTGCTTTGATGGCTTTGAAGGCACACCAGAAGAAATGGCGGAAATGCTGGCTGACATTCATAGGATGGCTGAGGACGGAACTTTATTTGAGAACTCTCAACCCGTTGATGAGACCGACGAAGAGTTCATCAAATTCATGCAGTCCAAGATTGCCCCGCGCCAATGACCACACTTGCAGAAAAAACACATGATTGAACATTACCAATTAGAAAGATGGATTGAACGGGTTGTGTGGAAAAACCTAGCAATTGAAACATTTGAACAGCGTGGTGATTGCCGTCTTGTTTACTACGCATTGTTTAGGTGTGCAGAACTATATGGGGACAGTTAATGACCACGCTGAAAGAAAAAAAGCACATGAGCGCCGTGGCTGAATTGGGCTGTGCTGTATGCAGGCGGATGGGGTACGAGGGTACGCCCGCTGAGTTGCACCATCCAAGGCGTTTGGCGGGGGGCTGGGGGCGTTCTAGCCACATGAGCGTGATACCGCTATGCCCAGAGCATCATCGCGGCGCTACGGGCCTGCATGGCCTTGGAACCAAGGGGTTTGAGAAGCACTACGGGTACGACGAGGCCGACCTTCTCAAAGATACGCTGGAATTGCTGGGTGTTGCTACGGCACAACATTAGGGTTTTCCTTAGAAAATATTTTTAAAAAGTTGTTGACAGCGTTTAATTTGGGGTTAAACTAGCATCACTGACCAAGCAATAGTTGCAAGGCAGGTAACCAAACGAAAGCGAATTATGAAATCAAACGACATCCAACTCACCCAAGTCGACGTACTGGGTAACCTCTTGGCTCAGATTGCTGAGTTAACCAAGCAAGCTGACTCCATCAAGGACGGCATCAAAGACGCCGCTTCTGCTGGTGGCGACAAGGTAGTTGAGGGCAACCTCTTCAAAGCAACATACATCGAGAGCAACCGCTCAGTGGTCGACAACAAAGCCTTGTTGGCTGAGTTGGGCGCGACTGCCGAGCAGATTGCCCGTCACACAAAGACCACTGCGGTGTTCTCTGTCAAAGTAACTTCACGTTAATCGGAGGCGGATATGGATTTCACATCAATCTACGAAGAAGCAATCTCCGCCGCTAAGGCGGCTGAAGCAGAGTTCCAAGCCAAGTATGGCGAACCAGCGTACTGCGGTTTTGCTTGGGTCGACCTGCCAAGCGCACGCACACCGTTTGTGACTTGGTGCAAGAAAAACAACGTGGGCCGCAAGCATTGGCAAAAGGGCTGGTCTATCTGGAACCCAGCAGGCAACTTCACCCAGTCGATGGACATCAAAGAAGCTGGCGCTCATGCGTTTGCTCAAGTGCTGACCAAGCATGGCATTTCCTGCTACACGGGTTCCCGCGCAGATTAACCAACAGGGGGCTTTGGCCCCCATAACCGAAACGAAAGCGAATCATCATGGACAACTACACAGCAACAGGTTTAGCAGAGGGCTTCATTGAGGCCGAGAGTGAAGAGCAGGTATTGGAGGCGTGGCAACACTTGGTCGACACGGGGCTTGCATGGCAACTGCAAGGCTTCTTCGGTCGCACCGCCGCCTCGCTCATCGAGCAGGGTTACATCAACGCACCACAGGGGGCTTAATCATGTCAGCATTTCACGTTTCTGATGACCACATCAACATTCTTTTGTCATGGGCGCGTAAGCACAACCCCATCGTGCGGGTGGATGATGTTCGATTTGACCTGACCCAGTCCGAAGACTACTGGCGCGTGGGCGCGGTTTTGCGGGACGCCAACAACGCCAGTATGTTTGCCCGTTACGGTGACAAGCCAGAGGACTTCTTGCCTAAGACCGTATCGGTGTCGCATATTGAGGCTATCGACATTATTTCTGGGTGCGATTGTTTTGACTATCAGGCTTGCGAGTACGACGGTTGGAAAAGTTCTGGCGCAAAGAGTCT